AACCACTACATACTGTTCGCACAATCGAAAACGGTAAATCAGCTCAGTTCCCAGTTACTGGAATTGCATCTGCTTCTTACCACACACCAGGCGAAAACATCGCTGACGCAGATAACTCTTACCTAAGCGACATCAAGAAAGCAGAGAAAGTAATTACAATCGATAAGATGTTACTTGCTTCTACTTTCTTGGCTAACATTGACGATGTAAAGAATCACTACGACATCCGTTCCGTTTACGCGAACGAGTTAGGTAAGGCTCTTGCAGTTCGTTTCGATACTGCTCTATCTAAAACCTTTATAGCTGCTGCTCGTGGAGCTTCTGATATAGGTGGTAAAGTCGGAGGAATCCTCGACGTTTCCCTGAATGCAATGGGAGATGGTGCTGACTCAGCAGATGACGGTGACGACACAGATCCAACAGGTGCTGAGTTAACTGCTGCTCTTTTCACAGCTGCTCAGAAGCTTGACGAAAACGATGTTCCTAGTGACGGTCGTTTCTGCGTACTTCGTCCACAAGAGTATTACAAGTTAATTACTGGTGGTGCTGGACAGCTTGCTATCTCTACTTCCGCTGTTAATAAAGATGTCGGAGGTTTAGGAAGCATCGCTACTGGATCAATCCCTCAGATTGCAGGTATCACTATCTACAAAAGTAATCACATTCCTTCAACTGATTTATCAGCTGTTACTTCTGGCGATGGTGCTTCTAGCAATGATGTTTTCGGTGCAGGTGGAGCAGGTTATAATGGTAACTTCACCAATACTCTTGGTATCGTTGCTCACTCTGCTGCTGTAGGAACTGTAAAGCTTCTTGATCTTGCTACTGAGTCTGAATATCAGATTGAGCGTCAAGGTACATTGTTCGTTGCTAAGTATGCTATGGGTCACGGAATCCTCCGTCCTGAGTGTGCTATCGAATTACAGAAATAGTTCTCTCTTCGGTGTTGGGGAGGGGGACTGCGTAGCGGAATCCCTTCCCTTCACTGATATTTTTATTTACTAAACAATGCTATGGCTTTAACGACTAAACTTGACGCAGTAAACATAATGATCTCTGTAATAGGAGAATCACCTGTTAATACATTAGGAGGCACAAGTGCTGTTCCTGTGACTGTCGTTCAAGCTGAGTCTGTTTTAAACGAGACAAGCAAAGCAATCCAATCGGAAGGCTGGCATTACAACACTGAGTATGATTATCCTTTAGTTCCTGATTCAGGTACTAGTAAGATTACTCTTCCTGTTAACACTTTAAAAGTAGATTTAGACCCTGAGTTAAACACGGACACTGATCCTGTACAACGAGGTCTTAAATTATACGACAGGAAAAACCACAGGGATACTTGGACTAAGAGCTTAAAAGCTATTATAACTTTTGAGTTAGCTTACGAAGAATTACCTGAACAATTTAGACATTACATATCTGTTAAAGCAGCTCGTATTTTTGCTGCCCGATTCTTAGGGAGTAGAGAGATAGAAGGGTTTGCTTTAAGAGATGAGATTGAAGCGAAAGCAAGAGCTATTGAGAGTGACTCTGAGAATGCAGATAGAACCATCTTCGATAACTACAGCGTATTACGAGTACTTGATCGATAGAGATGCCTTTGCTAGTAAACAGTGTTCCTAACTTAGCACAAGGGGTTTCACAACAACCTGACAACTTACGGTTTCCAGGGCAATGTGACGAACAGATTAATGCTTGGGCTACTGTTGTAGAAGGACTTGTTAAGCGTCCTAATACAAGGCACATCAATAAATTATTCACTAGTCCGATCAGTGATGACTCCTTTGTTCAATACATAGACAGAGATGATGACAATAGGTTTGCTTGTGTATTAGAGAATAAAGTATCTCTTTGTGCAGTCTCTCTTTTCAATTTAAACACAGGTAATCCTGTGGCACAAGTAAGCATAAGTACACGAGCACAAGCGTATTTAAATAATATATCTAATCCTAGAGAAGATGTTAAAGCACTTACTGTTGCTGATTATACTTTCATAGCAAATAAAGAACAGACTGTATCTATTTTTTCTACTGATCTCTCAACCCCTTTAGAAAGGGAAGCTTTACTCTTTGTTAAACTAGGAGACTATAAGAAGAACTATAATGTATACATCGATGATTTATTAGTACCTTTTAACAACGCAGCACTTCCTAGCGGACATACAAACGAGCACACACCTCACGCTGAGTATCCTGCTACATATCGAAGTGGTGAAGGAGGTGATGGCTTTGATGCAGACACAGGACACATTGCAAAAGACCTCAGTGATTTAATAGCTTATAACTACACTCAATCAACTAATGTTATATCTGACATTACAATTACAAGTGGAGGAGCAGATTATGTAGCTTATTTAAATTATTCATATACTTCACCATCATTAAACTTTTATATAAGAGCTGACGGTTATCGAGTGACTGCTGTTGTAGAACAGTATGATAGTAATGGAGTTTTAAAAGGACAAGGAGCAAAGGGTATCTGTGATGTCCAAGGAGGTGTAGTACAAAGTGTTACTATGCTGTACGGAGGGACTGGATACGATAGTTCTTACCCTGACCCTATAATTACATTTTGGCCAGAGATGAAGGCCCCTGAAAACGCCGTGGAGATAGAACTTGGAACAAGCTTTGAGTGGCATCGGGCACATTGGAACGCAATTGGTATATTCTACCCAGATGCTATTCCAACTCCTGTAAACTTGGCGACAGGAACTGCTACAATAGAAGCATCAGGTGCGATTAGAACAGAAAGTAAAGATGCTGTTATTAAAATCTCTAGGGTTTCTTATGTCTCTCATAACAATCAATTTTACAAGTGCATACAAGACCACACAGCATCCAGTACAGATGAACCTGGAGTAGGTGCAAATTACTCTACATATTGGATAGCAACGACACGTACAAATTTAGCTACGCCTTGGGCTTTAACTACTCGTTATGTAATAGGCAGTGACTTTACTATAAGAGCTGCGGATGGACTAGCGGATCAAGGACTAGGTGTTATTTACAAAGAAGTTTCCAGCATAACAGATTTACCTGCTAAATGTTATCGTAATTTTAGAGTGAAAGTAATAGGTGATCCTGAACTAGACCAAGATGACTACTACGTAAGATTCAAGACAAAAGATAACAACGAATTTGGAGAAGGTACTTGGGTAGAAACTATAGGATGGAAAAATGAAGATGATACTGAAGGAGTATCAGAAGGTATTCAATCACTTTTAAACTTTAATACTCTGCCTTTACAGTTAAAACCTACAGATACTTCCTTTAATTACTGGACACTAGATGTCGCTTCTTGGGGTGCAAGGAAAGTAGGAGATGATAGAAGTAATCCTGCTCCTAGTTTAGTGGGAAGTAAAATTAAAGATATGTTCTTTTTTAAGAATAGACTAGGTTTCCTGACTAAGAATAATGTAGTGTTCAGTGAAGCGGATGAGTACTTTAATTTGTGGAGGACAAGTGTTTTAAGTTTATTAGACTCCGCTCCAATTGATGTGGGTATTAGTCACACAAAAGTAGTGGAGTTACAACACGCTGTTCCTTTTCAAGAGAAACTTGTAATCTTTTCCAATAGGACTCAGTTTGTGTTAAGAGGGAATGAATTGCTTACTCCTAAAACAGTCAGCATCACACCGACAACAGAGTATGATTCTTCGGAGACAATTACACCTTTAGTAATTAATAACTATTTATACTTTAATTTTAAAAGGAATAATAGTGAAGGATTAATGGAGTACTATGTGGATGCTGATAATAATATATTTGATGCTTCTGAAATAACTGCACAAATACCTACTTATATTCCTTCGACTTTAGAGTTAATGGTAGGTTCTTCTGTTCAAGACTTAATCGTAGCTTTGAACGGTGATAGAACTACAATGTTTGTCTATAAATTCTTTTGGCAAAATAAAGAAAAGGTTCAATCCGCTTGGCAGAAGTTTACTTTCTCCAGGGAAATAATAAGTGCTCATTTTATCGAAGCTGATCTTTATGTTATCACTAAAGACTCCGACTCTACTTACTTAGAGAAGATACCTATGGAGAACAACTTAAAGGATGGTAACGAGAACTATGCTTTATTGTTAGACAGTAGGTTGGATAAGTCTGAGTTGTCTTTTAGTTATAGTGCATCGACTAAGTTAACTACTATAAGTGGATTTCCTTATGATCCTAATGGAGTTGAGATATACTCAAAGAAAGGACATAAGTACCCTTTCACTAGGACATCCACCACAGAAGGAACAGTCACAGCTAATTTAACAAGTGTTGATTTCGTAGCAGGTTTTCCTTACGATATGTTATATAAGTTCTCTGACCAAACATTGAAGCAACCTACAGAAAGAGGAGGACGATCAGCTTCTGATTACGCCTATCAAACAATAAGAAGTGGTAGCTTGAACTATACTGAAACTGGACACTTCACTGTAGAGATAACTCCTAAATTTAGAGATACATATAGCTATGCTTTTAACCCTGAGATACTAGGCTCTAACTTAACACTCAATAATTTTGTACCTCAAGACGGACATTTCAGATTCCCTGTTCAATCACAACCTAATGACGCTACTATTGAAATTAAATCTTCTAGTGCTTTACCAGTGAAAATACTTGCAGCTGAATTTGAATCGATGTTGATACCAAGAAGTAGAAGATATGGAAGTTAGAATAGAACCTAGTATGCCTACCCTTGATGCTCCTTTGTTATACGATGACTTACGAGAAGAAGATATGATGGAATGTATTGGTCTAATGTTTCACCCTAGAGATGCTGTGTACGGATCATTTGAATCAAGTAGTAAGTGCTACAGCATCAAGACAGATCAAGATGGTTTATTAGCAAGCTTTGGAGTAGCTCCTAGAAAGAATGTAGGCATCGCTTGGTTATTAGGGACAAGGAATTTTTGTAAGATAAAGAAGAAGTTTGTTAAGGATTCACAAGTGTGGATAGATGATTTGATGGAAGGTTTTGACTACTTAACAAACTATGTCATGGAAGCTAATACACTCAGTGTCAGGTGGTTAACTTGGTTGGGTGCTAGTTTTGAGGATTGCAATATCTCAGGTTATAAGTCATTTAAGATAGAGAGGAAGTAATTTATTATGTGTAACCCAGCAGTAGCAATGGCAGTAGTAGGTGGTCTCCAATCAGGAGTTCAATTTGCAGGTGCTAGACAACAAGCTAAACAACAAGCAGCCGCTCAAGCTCAACAAGCAGCGTTTCAAGCACAATCGGCAGCTGCTGAAAGAAGTCGATTCATGCAAGAGCAATCAAGCATTAGAATGCAGCAAGCACAGAAACAGGAGGCTACCGCGAGGGAACTAGAACAAGTCAGCAGGAAATCCCAAGAAGCATTAGCTAGGGCGAGAGTTTCAGCAGGTGAATCAGGTGTTGCAGGGGCGAGTGTACAAGCTTTAATGGATGACTACTCAAGACAGGAAGCAGGGTACAGAGCAGCTTCTTTAAGACAACAAGAATTAACAGGAGTAGGTACAGGGTTAGCACTTGAACAAGCTCAGTTTGCTACGGCTCAACGTCAGATTGGTATTAATCAACCTATAGGACCACCTGTCAGTCAACCTAGTATTCTAGGTGCTGTGTTGCAAGGTACTTCTCAAGCGTTGAGTGGATATGCAGCAGGGCAAGGTATTAGCAGTAGGATGGGATCACCTAAAACAAAAGTAAGCTAATGGCAGAACGAGTACAAGTACAAGGGTTAGGTGACGCAGTTCCAGGTATTCAACCTACTATTCAACGAGCAGGTCAATACAGTGTAGGTCAGCGTAGAGCTGGTGCAGTTGGTAGGAATAAGTTGATGGACCTTGCTGATGCTTTGTCACAGGTTAATCCTATCTTACAACAGTACGGTAATATTCGTAGGTTAGAACAAGAAAGAAAGAAGTCGTTAGAAGAAGCACTAGAAAAAGAAGGTTACAGAGCTTATCAAACTGCTCCAGCTACTATGGCTGTTGAGTTAGAAAAGACACAAGCTAAAATTAGAGCTGCAACAGAGCGAGGTGAAATACCTGACGAAGCTAATGTACCTAGAATTATGGGTGCTTTGAAAGCTAAATCAGAAGTGTTAGCTAATAGAGATTACAGGAACATATTAATGAACCCTGAACTGTTAGAGAGTACAACTGATCCTGTAAAAGTAGTACAACAACAAAGAGAAGAGTTTTTAAAAAGAACAGAGTTTGAATCACCTAGTGTTAGAGATCATGTATTTCAACATTTAGAAAAAGTAGAGAACGAATTTGTAAATAAAGTAGAAAGTAGGTTGGCTGCTTTTGAAGTAGAGGAAGGCAAACAAAATTGGTTGCTTACTGGTAAAGACTCTGTAAGCCAAGTTATAAACGGAGAGCTAGATGTAAATGATCCCATTATTAAGAACTGGATAAATAATCCAGCAGGGTTGTTTAAGGGGTCTAGGAAATACGCTTGGGATAACTTGATGAAGGAGGAGTTAAAGGAAGGGTTAACAAGTGGTGCAGTTAGTCCTACAAAAGCTGTTAAGTTCCTTGATAATTTAAGAGCTTTAGATTTAGGCGGTGGAGTTAAATTTGCAGATGCTGAGACAGGCAATGCTATAAGTGACTTCTACGATGTGATTGAAAATCAAAGAGGTGTGTTAGAAAATAAAGCAGCACAGAAAGCTAATCTTGAGTTTGATTTATTAAATAACGGTCTTGTTGATTCGTTGCTAGAGTCATTGGGGGAAGGAAACAATGTATCGTCTGTTGACGCTAGAAATATAAGAGAGTCTTATTTATCTTCTTTACCCAAAGCAATCTCTAAAGAAAAAGCTATAGATACTTTTGATAAGATTCTCGGTAATGTTAATAAGCCAGGAAGCGATGCAACTAAATTAATTACAGGTAAACTAGATACTCTTATAGAGGAAGGACTTGAACTAGATGTAGCAGTTTCAGAAGTACAAAGCACGTTTGAAAGTGGAGGTATAACAGTTACGGATAGAAATAGATTGTTAAAAAAGATAAAGGACTCTAGGGACTTTGACAGGTTAATTTATAAGGATGACTTTTACAGGAATATAATAACAGTAGATGAAGAATTAATAACAGGGTTTGTGAAAGAAAGAGCAGCTTTTAGTGGTGCGACTTATGAGGTAGGTTATTTCACTGAATTGGGAGCTGATAAGGACGGTAAAAATGGTGTCTATGATTCTATTGTAGATAAAAAAACAACATTTGCTGCTAAATCTTTTGTTAACAGAAGATACAATGCTTATGAGTTATCGTTAAGAGAAGCTTTTGAAAGTAAATTTAAAAGGTACGAAAGTGATCCTGCATTTACTCCAGAGCAAGCACAAGAAAAATTAATAGAAGAATCTCAAGGAATAAGAGATCAAGTTTTTAAACAATGGGAGCGAGAATCGATTCTATTAGCTAACAGTACTTACGACTTAAATATCGTAGTGCAGCAGGAGGAATTTATCTCGCC